TTTGTCAATAAATAGATAGCTTTTTTGTGCTTAAAATCTTATACTTTGCACTCAGTTGAAAGACTGAAAAGATGTTATTAATTAAAATCTGCGAATTTTTCATAACATTGCAAACAATTCACAATAGATCAGATCCTTATTGGGTTTGCTTTTCAATTAATACACTTCTCGTCTCTCTTTTCCTTTCTTTTTTGGTGGAGTTATTATGAGAAATCACGTTCGTAGCTTTAAAACGTTTATTCGAGACGAAATTATTAAAAAAGGTGGCTGGGTTAATGCTCATGCTCACGCAGATCGTGCTTTTACAATGACACCCGAAAAAATTGGCATTTACCACAACAGTAATCTTCAACAAAAATGGGATTTAGTGGACGAAGTTAAACGTACATCAAGTGTTGATGATTATTACGCCCGTTTCTGTCAATCGATTGAGTTGATGATTTCCCAAGGGGTGACGGCATTTGGGACTTTTGTAGATATCGACCCGATTTGTGAAGACCGAGCCATTATTGCTGCGCATAAAGCGCGTGAAGTCTATAAGCATGACATTATTTTAAAATTTGCGAATCAGACCTTAAAAGGGGTGATTGAGCCAGAAGCACGCAAATGGTTTGATATTGGCTCTGATATGGTGGATATGATTGGAGGCTTACCTTATCGCGATGAGCTGGATTATGGTCGCGGCCTTGAAGCAATGGATATTTTACTTGATGCAGCTAAATCTCGCGGCATTATGTGCCATGTGCATGTGGATCAATTCAACTCTCCGAAAGAAAAAGAAACAGAACAACTTTGCGATAAAACTATTGAACATGGAATGGAAGGTCGAGTCGTAGCGATCCATGGTATTTCTATCGGTGCACATAGCAGAGAATATCGTTATAAACTTTATGAAAAAATGCGTCAGGCAAAAATGATGATGATTGCTTGCCCAATGGCATGGATTGATAGTAACCGCAAAGAAGATTTGATGCCTTTCCACAATGCATTGACTCCGGCAGATGAAATGATTCCGGAAGGGATTACAGTCGCGTTAGGTACGGATAATATCTGTGATTACATGGTGCCCCTTTGTGAAGGGGATTTATGGCAAGAACTAAGTTTACTTGCTGCGGGCTGTCGTTTCCCTCATCTTGATGCAATGGTTGATATTGCCAGTATCAATGGACGTAAAGTGTTAGGTTTAGAGCCGGTTTAATCTAAAAATTTAATGAAAGTGCGGTCATAAAATGAAACGTTTTGTGGCCGTTTTTATTTATAAGATAAAACAGAAATAATGTTAATTTGAGTGATTTAAAAAAGGACTTTAAGAAAAGTGGTGGGCGATACCGGTCTCGAACCAGTGACCCCCTCCTTGTAAGGGAGGTGCTCTCCCAACTGAGCTAATCGCCCGATGCACCTGAAAAGGTATTCGGATTTATTTAAACACTAAAATTAAGTGGTGGGCGATACCGGTCTCGAACCAGTGACCCCCTCCTTGTAAGGGAGGTGCTCTCCCAACTGAGCTAATCGCCCGCTTGGTCAAACTTTTACAACATTAAAGCCAACTTTGGAAAAAGTGGTGGGCGATACCGGTCTCGAACCAGTGACCCCCTCCTTGTAAGGGAGGTGCTCTCCCAACTGAGCTAATCGCCCTTAATGTTGTGGATTGGCATTATAAGTATAATGAGATTTCAGTCAATATATTTTTATGAAAAAGCGTCTAGTTGTTGCAAAAATAGGCATAAAATCAGATTTTTTATTTAGAACTCACGCAAGTCGTAGTAAAATAAAAGTAATTTTTGTAAATGAATAGGTTATTAAGAAAATGAAAATTGATCCTCCTTTTGAATTAGATCCGAATGTAAAAGTACGTACGCGTTTTGCCCCAAGTCCAACAGGTTATTTACACGTAGGTGGCGCACGTACAGCTCTTTATTCTTGGTTATTTGCAAAACATAACAACGGTGAGTTTGTACTACGTATTGAAGATACCGATTTAGAACGTTCTACACCGGAAGCAACTGCGGCAATCATTGAAGGAATGGAGTGGTTAAACCTTGCTTGGGAACATGGTCCTTATTATCAAACCAAACGCTTTGATCGTTACAATCAAGTGATTGATGAAATGATTGAGCAAGGCTTAGCTTATCGTTGTTATTGCTCTAAAGAACGCTTAGAAGAATTACGCCATACACAAGAGCAAAACAAAGAAAAACCACGTTATGACCGTCATTGTTTACATGACCACAATCATGCAGCCGATGAGCCACATGTTGTACGTTTTAAAAACCCAACAGAAGGTTCAGTCGTGTTTGATGATGCGGTGCGTGGTCGTATTGAAATCAGCAACAGCGAATTAGATGATTTAATTATTCGTCGTACCGACGGTTCACCAACATACAACTTCTGTGTGGTGGTAGATGACTGGGATATGGGCATTACTCACGTTGTGCGTGGTGAAGACCACATTAACAACACCCCGCGTCAAATTAATATTTTAAAAGCCTTAGGCGCACCAATTCCAGTATATGCGCACGTTTCTATGATTAACGGTGATGATGGCCAAAAACTCTCAAAACGTCATGGTGCGGTAAGTGTAATGCAATATCGTGATGACGGTTATTTACCAGAAGCCTTAATCAACTATCTTGTTCGTTTAGGTTGGGGGCATGGTGACCAAGAGATCTTTACACGTGAAGAAATGATTAAATTCTTCGAATTAGATCACGTGAGTAAATCAGCAAGTGCATTTAACACGGAAAAATTATTGTGGTTAAATCATCATTACATTCGTGAATTACCACCTGAATATGTAGCAAAACACCTTGCATGGCATTATAAAGATCAAGGTATTGATACTTCAAATGGTCCAGCATTAACTGAAATTGTGACAATGCTTGCCGAACGTTGCAAAACTTTAAAAGAAATGGCATCAGCAAGCCGTTATTTCTTCGAAGAGTTTGAAAGTTTTGATGAAGCTGCGGTGAAAAAACACTTTAAAGCGGCGGCGATTGAACCACTTGAAAAAGTAAAAGAAAAATTGACCGCACTTTCTAGCTGGGATTTACATTCTACTCATGAAGCGATTGAACAAACCGCTGCTGAATTAGAAGTAGGGATGGGTAAAGTTGGGATGCCATTACGTGTGGCTGTAACTGGATCAGGTCAATCACCTTCTATGGACGTGACATTAGTGGGTATCGGTCGTGAACGCGTGTTAGCGCGTATCCAACGTGCCATTGATTTTATTAAATCTCAAAACGCTTAATATTTAGGCTGATAAGCGGGATTTGATTATTTCAATATTGACAGTTTATCAGCCGAAATTTATCATAGCTTGCGTTATTTGGGGATATAGCTCAGTTGGGAGAGCGCTTGAATGGCATTCAAGAGGTCGTCGGTTCGATCCCGATTATCTCCACCAAATTTTATAACCTTATCAATTAGTTATTAGTTGGTAAGGTTTTTGCTTTTTGGTGTTGTGCCAAATTTGTGTCAAAAAGCTGGACATTGTCCGCGTGGCTTTTTAAATGCTCAATAGACAAGTGAGCATATTTCCGCACTGTATCTGTTTTTGTCCACCCTCCAAGCTCCTGCAATACGTATAACGGCGTTCCGGACATAATGTGCCGCGTTGCCCACGTATGACGCAGATCATGGAATCGGAAGTCTTTTATTCCGGCTCGCTTAAGCGCTTCTCTGAACGCTCTTGTGTTGGCAATTTTTACCGCATTGCCATTATACGTAAACACATTTTCTTTGTGCTTGCCGAATTGTGCTACAATAACTTCGATGGCTTTGTCGTTTAACGGAATACCTATGCCGTTACCCGTTTTCGACTGCTCGGAGTTTATCCATGCCATCTTTTTTGGTAAGTCGATTTGTGACCATTTTAACTGAGTGATATTTGACATTCTCAGCCCGGTTAAAATAGCAAATTGTACGATTGGTTTTAAGTGCTCCGGCAATTCCTGCATAAGCCTAATTTCTTCGTATTCACTTAACCATCGGATACGTCTTTTCGGTTCTGGCAAAAATTTTATTGCCGGGCATTTATCAATCCACTCCCATTCGACTGCCGCTCTTAACACAACCCTTATTTGCTGCAAGACGGCATTAATTGTTCTTGCTTTAACACCCTCTCTTGCTTTTTCGGACTGTATAAATTTAATTAAGTTGCGATCGATTTCTAACAGTTTTTTGTCGCCAAGATATTTATCAAGCCACACTAAACCGTAAATCATATTTCGATCTTGCTTGCGCTTTGGTTTTTCATCAAGCCATTGCACAACAGCCTCTTGCCAAGAATATTCAGGACGCTCGCCAAGTTTAAAAACTCGCCAGCACTCGTTGTACTCTTTTGATGCTAGTTGCAACGCTTGATTTTTGTCTAAAGTCCTAGCGCTTCGGCGTATCCGCTCACCATTCGGCGATGTGAACGAGTAGTGCCAGATTTCCCCTCTTTTCTTGAGGGAGATGATTTGACGTGACATATATTCTCCTCAT